GGACCTCTTGTTCGTCGAGGCCGCGGCCGGCGACAATCTGGAATAGATTGAAGGCGGCGGTATTGAGCGTGGTGTTGCGCGTACCCGGCTGCGCGGAAGCGACCGCCTTGCACTCACGTTCAAGCGCTGCCTTCGCCCACGCCTTGGCCTTGGTTGGTTTGGCGAGCGCAATCAGCCAAGCGGGCGCCGGCGCTGCTTGCTTGGGGCCACCCGGAGCCCAGCGATATTCCCCACCGTTGGCGCTCTTACTTGGCGGCAAGCAGACATAACCGCCGTTACCGCGAACGTCGATGCCCGGACCAATTTTGCTGGCGCTGTTACGGATATCGATACTGGAATCCCAGCTGAAGATGAGGTGTTCGCCGCCGCGCGGCGTGATCGTCTTCAGCGTGTCGGGTATCGGACCACGCTGCGCGAGGAGCTGCTGGAATGTCGCCTTACCGTCGAGCTTCTTGACCGGATCGAGGTCGAGGTCGACCACCCACATGCCGCTGGCCGGACCGGTCGGCGCGCCAATCATGGCGTTGGGCCACTGCGTCCACCAGGCGCGGATCTGCGCCTCGTCTTTGCTCGCGTCTTTGAAGCCGTGCGCCGTGAGCGGCTTCTTGTCGAGCGGATTGCACGGGAAGACTGGCATGCCATGGCTCGCATATTCGAGCGCGGCCTCGAGCTCGCTGGGCGGCGTGTTGGCTTGCGGCTGCGGGCTCATGTGATTTTCCCTCCGAGCTTGTAGAACAGGCTGTGCAGGTATTGGTGCTGCTTCGGCGTTGGCTCGCGGCCGTACACAGTGCGCGAAGCCATATCATCGACGAACTCGTGATGCTTTTCCGGAAGCCGACGCTTCTCGCGCTGCACGTAGAGCGCGACTTCGGTCCACTCGAGCGTGCCGTCGGTGTTGCGGAAGGCGCCGGTGCCGTGCTGCTTGCTTTCCGCCGCCTTCACGCCTTCGGCATAGCCTTCGATGCGAGCGCTCTCGATCGCGGCGCTGATTCGCTGCTTGTCAGCTTCGCTCAAGCCGCCGCCGTTCTCGACGTGCTCGGCAAGAGTGTGAAAGCTTTGCTGATAAGCCTGCAATAAGCGCGCGATCGCGCACAGCGCAGCAAAGGCTTCACCCTTGCTGTCCGACGCCAATAAACGGATCGGTTTGGCAAGCTTGACGGCAAGGTCGTGCGGCAGTGTCACGGCTTTTACCTCCAGCATCGCTCTTTGTGTGAGCAAACCCGGCAATGCCAATCCTCAGGATCGTCATAGCCGCGCGGAAGTAGCTCACCAGCGCGCGTCGCCTCGATGATGTTGACCGCACGGTCAGACCAAAACTGTGCGCGCTCGGCGTTGAACGGCACGAGGAAATGCAGCCACTCGCACGTATCGGCGTTGGTCACCGTGAACAGCGCCGGATTGGTGATTTCGAGATAGGCTTGGTAGAGCGAGACTTGCGCAGCGTACTGCGGGAAGGTCTTTTCGAGGCCGTTGCGTTCCACCGCGCGCCAGTTCTTGGCGTTGACCGCCTTGTGTTCCCACACCAAAGGGTAAATTAGATAGGCGCCCGGCAGGTCAGGGCCGTGAATAATGATTCCATCGGCGTGGCCGCGGAGCGCACCGCCTGCGGCGCTGAAGGCGAGCGCTTCCGGTGGCGCGAACTTAAAGCCGGCGGCGATGAGCTGTTGACGCGCGCGCAACTCAAAGTGATGTCCGCGCCCGAAGATCTCGCGCGTCCTGGCCGCGAGCACAGGTTTGCACCACCAGTCGAACTGCACTCTGCGTAAACATTCGTGCCCTACGATAGACGCGCCCAAATAGGGGCGCGGCAACTCCGCCGCCGTCGCCGCGGCACGCTCGATCGCGTCGTTGATGGCGCCGTTGATCGGCTCGAGCGAGAGATTGCTGCGGTTAAAATCCATCGCACGTAACTCAAAGCTTGATCTCGTCGTTGAACTCGTCCGCGGTCATCAACGGGCCTCCCGCCGCCGCGTTGGCCTGGCGCGCGATCGCGCTGGCGCTTGATTTCCTGGTGATGCCCTTTTCGCTCAAGTCGCGCGCGATCACGGCTTTGCGGATCAGCGGCATGGCCTTAAGCAGAAATTCGATGATGGTCTCGCGCGGCCATTCGGCAAGCGGCTTCGACCAGTCGACGATGCCCGCGCAGGCGTCGGCTAATTCCGGCAGGATCGCCGCCACCGCACCGGCGTCCCATGGCTGCGGATCGAGCGCGGTCATTCTGATCGTTCGCTCAGTGTCGAGGTTTTCCGCGGCCGCCTGCTCGGCGCGCTTGCTGATCCAAGCGAACAAAGCCGCAGAAAGGATCCAGCCCAATTCGGTATCGCTCAATCGCCCGATCGGCGTGCCCGGCGGGATGGGGCCGCCCATCTGGACGACCCCACGCATCGCCGCGATAGCGGCAGCGGTAGCGTCCCGCTGCCACTGGTCTTCGAGCGCGGAGATCGAGACCTCTCCGATCGTTCGGACTTTCTTCTTCACGATGCCCACCCCGGCCGCTCGACAGGGGGCGCAGCATTAGCGGGCGCAGCTTGAGCCCCACCGCTTCCGCCGTTGAACGGCGGCGGCTGCTCGACCGGGTGCCATTCCTTCTTGTCGGGCGTGATGGCCGCCGCGAGGATGTTCTTGTCGTCCCAGAACTCGCCGGGCTTGTCTTTGTTTGGCCCGCCCTTCTCGACCCCGATTTTCGCGATGAAGCTCAGGTTATCGAAGTCCTTCAGACTTGCCGTACGTGCTGTACGCGCCTGCGGACTCATGTCGTCGGGCTTGATGCCGCGCGCGGACTCAAGGATGCTCCGCAGCGTGGAGCGGCTAATTTCCGCGGCCTGGGCGTGTCCGTCGGTGGTGCCCTTGAGCACCATGTTTCCAAAGAACTTCCGCCGCGCGAACGTTCCGTCGACAACGGTGAACACGGCATCGAGCATCTCGGCGTCGCCCTTGGCCGTGAGCTTGAGCATGCCGTCTTCGCCCACCCCACCAGGGCGGAGATGCATCGCGACGGTTGCGATCGTGCCGTGCGGGATCAGTTCAAACTCGCGTGGCGGCGGGGCATCTGAGTAGTCATAAGGCGTAGGCATGGGTGCCTCCTATGTTTGAGCGGATTGCTCGGGTGAAATGACGGTGAAAGGCTTACGCTGGCCGGGGCCGGTGAGTTTTTCGATCAACCGGCCGAGATGCGGAGGTTCAAGCTGTTGGAGCCGGCCAGAGCGATCTTTGGCCGGATAGCCCCACGGGTTCGGATTGGTACAGACGAACGCGCGCACCGGCTTGCGATCGCCGAAATCGATCCACTGCATGGTGATGATTTCATCGACGATCGCCGGCAGTTCGCGGCCGGTTTTTCCGCCTTCGATCTGCGGCTGCCAGGTCGCGATGTTGAAGTCGTCGACGTTCTTCTCCAGCACCGCCACGAAGATGACGGTGCGCTCGCGCGCGTGCTGCAACTGGCTTAACCAACCGATCATGTTCCGCGCGTGTAAGCCGTAGATCGCGCGCAGGTCCTTGCGGCCGCGGTCGGTGAGACTTTCGGGCATCTGCTCGGCGTGTTGGAAGCAGAGCCGGCCGGCGCCGGTTAAACTGTCGATAAAGAGGATGCGAAACGGTGAGAGCTTTGCCAGCTCGGGGTTCTTCATGACCTCGGCATAGTGTGCCTCCGAATAGGCAGCAGTCGGCGGCAACGCCGGATTGGGACCGCCGACGGCGCACGCGATATTGCGGCACTCGTCCCATGTTCGCGGACGTATGCTCGCCACCGGAAGGTCGGCTACGGCGAGGAGGCCGGCCTCAATATCGATGACTGCAGTTGAGGCCAACATTTCCGCGGACAAGGTCTTCAGCTGCGAGGTCTTGCCGACACCGGAGGGACCGACCATCAGGATTTTTGGGCCGCTCTTCTCCGCCAAGCGCTCGTCCGCCGTGATGATCTTCATGGCGCGCCCTCTTTGGACAACACGTCCAATTCTTCGCGCTCGTAACTTTCGAGGACTTCGCCATCGCGCTCGTAATGCGCCTCGACGATCGGTGGCGAT